AGTTAAACCACAATCGGAATATCAATTAGTTTACGATAGTGAATTGTATTCAAAAAATATATTAGTTGATGATACAACTTCTTTGATAGAATATCCGATTGGAATTTTTAATGGTAATACTAATGTTGTATCTGGTCCTTCTTTTTATAGTTCATCGTTTAACGCTGTAAATTATTGGAATGTTATACGATTGAATGACGCACCCTCTGCTTCTAAATCAACAAATTCTAGTTACTTGTCAAACGCTATTTCAATATTACCAACAGCGTCATTGTCAGGGTCTCAGGAATTGATGTTGGAACAAACTGGTAGTGTTAGAATTCCTTTTTGGAAAGATACAAGTTATACACTAAAATTTGATTATTACTTAACTAAGAATGTATTAGACACCCGTGATTCAAAATTGGATGTTTACATTTCTGGCAGTTCTTTCGTGAATAATAATGAGTTGGGATATTTTCTTGGTAGTGTTCCAACACATAAAGGCAGTCTTTCAATTGTACGTGACTATACAATACCAATAAAACCTAACTCGGATGGTGATGGTATTTTACGATTTGTCATGAGAGACGGTACTAAGATTGCAAATATACGTGTACAAGAAAATGTTGAACGTGGATTTAGTTCTAATAGAACTAAATTATATGTACCAATAACGAACGAACATAAAAACGAATATTTAGACTTTAAGATTCAGTTCTTTAATTATACACTAAAAGAGGCTAATCGTGAGTTTGTAGTTAAGAATTCATTCTTTGCGGGTGGAAATCAATACATTGTTGGTGACACTAATATAATTACTGGTTCTACTTTTGTTGCATCATATTCTTCAAGTGGTATAGAATTATACGGTAATATATCAGGTTCAAAATCTGGTTCTTATATAAGTTCTTACGGATACAAAGGAATAGAATGGGTAACACTTTATCCACTAACTGCTTCAAATTACGGTTGGAGTTTGACGCAAGGAAATCCGTACTCAAGTGCAAGTTACTCAACTGCAACAGTTCAAATGATAAACCAAAGTGGTTCCAGATTTGAATTTCGTTCTAATCCAGACACTTTTAATTTTAATGCAATTGGTAGTAATTCTACTGTTTTAATTGGTAATAGTGGTTCTATAAGCAGTTCTTACTTAAAATGGGATGGTACTGATTTAGAAGTGTATGCTAGTGGTTCTAAACTTACAACCGCAACTGGTTCATTTACAGGTTCATTTACTGGTTCATTACAAGGAAGTTCTTCATATTCGGCAACTTCTTCATATGTAAATACTCTTACTCAAAATGTTAATATAGTTCCACCATCAACGGCAACAAATACTGCAATATATGTATCTGGCTCAAACACAGTCGGTGGTTCTACTTACATTGATTTCTTGCGAGTTTCTAATTCCACAAGTACAGTTGTTAATCCAAATAAAACATTTAGATTAGATAATACAGGAACATTTCAGATAATAGATAGTGCATACCTAAATAATATATGGTCACTTACCGATGCAGGAATTGTTCAAATACCAAGTGCTGCCGGTAAAACAACACAATTAAAGGCAACTGGTAGTGCAATTAATTTTGGAACAAGTGGTGGACAGATATTTGATGACGGAAATTTTCACATACACAGTTTAAATCCAGACGGAACACTTTGGATGAATGCATCTGGTTCTGGTAAATTGATAATAAATGCGCAAACTGGTGCAACGGGTGGTGTTTTAATTGGAACTTCAACTCAATCTGGATATGTAACTATAAGTGGTAGTGTGAATGCAACATATACATATGCATATTTAGCAAATCTAAATCCTTCTACACCGGTTGGATATTCATCTGGAACAAATCCATATTCATTAACGGCAAACCAAAGAATACAAGCAGCTGAATTTGATGCAACTTCAGATGAAAGACTTAAAAATATAATCGGTAAAATTAAATTATCAGATGCAATTAGATTGATAAAGAATGTAGAACCTATTCAATTTACATGGAAAGATGAAATAGATAAGGGAACTAAAACAGGATTTTCTGCACAGCAACTTATAAAAACAGGCTTTGAACACATGGTCGGTGGAGTTCCAAGAGTTGGATTGGAAGAAACGATAGATGGTGACGGATTTATTTCACCGAAAGATACTCAACTTGTTGTTAATACCGATCAAATAACTGCGTATCATAGTTTATTAATACAACATCTTTTGGAAAAAATAGAAGAATTAGAAAAAAGGTTATTAGTTTCAGATAATTGATATTTATATGGGAATTAATGAGAGAGAATAATTGCCAAGTATGCAAAGAGATTTAACTAACCTATACGTATCTGAATCGTATTATAGGTTACTACAAACTGACCCAACCGATGATTCTACACTCCTCGATGGAACTGGGTCTCTTGTTACGTACTTAGCTGTATCTGGAACTGTTGATGCCTATTATTTTAAGGGTGATGGTTCTCAGTTAACAAACATTTCATCAGCAACATTACCAAGTGGTGTTGTATCTTCATCTGCACAAACAGTTAAAAATCTAAGTGGAACAAATATTGTATCGAGTTCGGCACAAAGAAGTGTTCTTGGACTTGCAACAACTGATTCACCTACATTCAACAATCTTATATTAACTGGTGATTTAACTGCAAGGCAACTTATAATATCATCATCGGTAATAAGTGTAACACAATCATTCAGTAGTGGTTCAAACATATTCGGTAACAGTTTGGATGACACACACCAGTTCACAGGTTCAGTTTACATAACTGGTTCTGTTTATGGAACGTTCGTTGGTAATGGTGCTGGACTTACAAATATTGTTGCTCTTGGAACACTTTCATCTTCACAACAAATACAAAATTTTGGATTTATAACTTCTTCCGATTGGAATGGACTTGTAAATAAACCAAGTGGAATTGTATCGAGTTCTGTTCAAGTATTAGGCGGAACTGGAATTATATCATCATCTACACAAAGAAGTTCAATTGGCTTGGGTACTTCCGATAATGTTACATTCGGAAATATATCTGGTAGTGGACTTACCTTAATGGGTAACGCTTATATAGACGGTACACTTACTGCAAGAACGTATGTAATTTCATCATCCGTAGTTGATATTCAATCAATAAAAGCATCTGGTTCAACTCAATTCGGTGATTCATTAGATGACACACACCAGTTCACAGGTTCTTTATTTCTAAGTGGTTTATTAAAAACACCGAATACAATTTCTGCTTCTGCATTTAGTGGAATATTTGATGGTGCAATTTCTTCTTCTGCACAAATTAGTGCATTGGGATTTATTACAAGTGGTGAGATGAGTGGTTCTGTTTATTGGAATAATATTCTAAATAAGCCAACTGGTTTAGTATCGAGTTCAACACAAACTCTAACACACTTATTTGGAACAAATATAATTTCTGGTTCTGGACAAAGAAGTGTTATTGGGTTAGGAGAATCGGATTCACCAAGATTTGCAACTTTATACGCAACAAATGGCAATTTTGACGGTAACGTAGTTGTTGGTGGAACAATAACTGCAAGAACGTATGTAGTTTCTTCATCGGTAGTTAATTACCAAACTCTATTAGTATCTGGTTCAAGCAAGTTTGGGGATTCAACCGATGATACACATGAGTTTACCGGCTCACTTACAATAAGCGGTTCATTTGTATTACCATCAACTAATTCATTACCCGTAATAAGTTCTACTGGAAGTTTGATTATTTCTGAAAGTAATGCATATTTATTTATATAACAAATAATTTAATTGGGAGAATTAAATGGCAACGTGGAAAAAAATTATAGTATCGGGTAGTAATGCAGATCTTGCACAAGTTACTGCATCGATTGGGGTATTAGTTGGTTCAACACAAATAATTGGAACTACACAGGCAGCAACAAAACTTACGGGTTCTTTCACTGGTTCTTTCACAGGAGCATTTTCAGGTGACGGTACTTTATTAACTGGTGTAACAGCAACTGCAACATTTCCAACTACTGCAACGACTAATTTAGCTTCAACTGATAAATTCTTTGTTAATGATGATGTAGGTGATTTAACGAGTGGTAACAAAAAATTTACTTACGGAAGTCTTTTAACTGATTTAGCAGGAAGTGGTATTTCAGTAGAAGGAACTGATAGTTTATCTGTTAATTCTGGATCAATGCAAACATTTTTCAATTCATCATCTTATGCAGGTATAAGTGGTGATATTCTTATTAACGCTTCAAATGGTGTTGCAAGTATACAACAAAATTCTGTTTTACTCGGTAATGATACAACTGGCGATTATGTTGCTAGTGTTTCTGCTTCAGGTGCTCTTGTATCAAGTGCATTATCTGGTGAAGGCAGTACTCCGAATATAACATTGAATACGGCATCAACAACATTCACAAGTGGTGTTGTATCTGCTCTACCAAGTGCAACTGTTAGTGGTTCTTCATTTAGTTCACCATCACAAGGTACAGTTCGTGCAACAATTAATGGTGTAAATACTGATGTTGATACTGGTCTTCAAACTGCAGATAGTCCACAATTTGTTGGTTTAACTCTGACTGATGATCTTGCAGTTAATGGTGGTGATATTACAACATCTGCCACAACGTTCAATGTTGCAACTGGAACAGCAACTACTATCAACGTTGGTACTACCGATGCAACTACCATAAATTTAGGTAAAGCTGGAACTTCAACTGTAACAGTTAATAATAAACTTGTTGTTACTGGCGATTTGGTTGTTAATGGAACAACAACAACAGTTGACACTACAAACATTACCATTGAAGATAAATTTGCTTTGTTTGCATCTGGCTCAGATGGAAGTACTGATGGTGGTATAATAGTACAACAAGGTGCAACAAACGGTTATGCGCTTGGTGTTGACGCTTCCGCTGATAGATGGGCTCTACAAAATGATACATTACCAACTGCAACTTCTTTAACTCCAGACGCTTTTATGGGTGTAATTCAACAATGGACAAGTGCTGGTGCTCAACCCGTATCTCCACAATATGGCGGTGCAACTGGATTTGGAACTATTGGTGTTCAAACCGATACTGGTGATGTTTGGATATATTCTTAATAAATAAATTTATGTTTAAAAAAATTAAAAGGTTTTTTATGGGATTAGTTAATAGAAACGAAAAATTAGAACAAAATAATAATATACCTCCAATTCCGCCATTTTCTAAAACGGAATTGGAGTTTTTATTGAAGTTGGTTTCCGATTGTACATTCAAGGGAAGTGAAGTACAAACAGTTTACGATTTGGTTTATAAACTTCAACAATTATATATTAAGTAATATTTATAAGTATTAATATAATTTACGGAGTTACCTTTGTCTAATTGGAAAAAACTCGTAGCAAGTGGTAGTCATGCACACCTTCAGTCTGTAACTGCTTCTAATGGTTCTATTGTATCTGGTTCACTTATCATGAGTGGATCTATAAACAATGTTGATAATCTTAACTTCTATACAACATCATCTGCTGCCGGTGCAGTTGGTAGATTTGTTTGGAATGACGGTGATGGTACACTTGATTTAGGATTGAAAGGTGGAAATGTAACACTCCAATTAGGACAAGAACAAGTTGCAAGAGTTTACAATGCAGAAGCAACAACTCTTAATGATGGTGAAATAGTTTATATTTCAGGTTCACAAGGAAATCGAATTTCTGTTAAGAGGGCAGGAAATTCAGCCGAAGCAGGTTCACGGAATACTATTGGTATGATAACAGAGACAATTCTTGCAGGAACAGAAGGATTCGTTACTACAAATGGGGTTGTTAATGGATTAAATACGATTGGTTTAACAGCGGGTGCTACTTTATATTTAAGTACGAATGGTGGATATACCCAAACAAAACCGGTTGCTCCAGCCCATACTGTTATTGTTGGTTTTGTTCAACGAGTTCATGCATCGGTTGGTTCTATATTTGTAAAAATAGATAATGGTTATGAATTAGATGAACTTCACAATGTAATTGATACATCCACGACTTCTTCTTATGGTGATTTACTTGTAAGAAGTGGTTCTTTATGGACAAATTCAAAACAACTTACTGGTTCGTATGGTATAACTGGTTCACTACAAGCAACATCATTTACTGGTTCATTACAAGGAACTGCAACAACAGCATCTTATGTATTGAATAGTGTAAGTTCTTCATTTGCAACAACTGCATCGTATGTACAAAATGTACCAGCACCAAATATAATAAATAATGCATCGATTGGTAGAATATTATTATCAGATGGAACAACAAATGCCGCTACCGCGTCATCTAATCTCTCATGGAATAGTGGAAATGAAACGCTCGATGTAACAAATGGTGGTATAGACCAGATTGGTATATATACATCTACATTTGCTGGTTCTGTAGTCATAAACGGATCATTAACCGCAACATCATCAAAAGCAGTAAGTTCTTCATTTGCATCAACAGCATCATTTTTAAGTGGAACTGTGACTTCAGCGTCATTTGCATCAACAGCATCATTTTTAAGTGGAACTGTGACTTCAGCGTCATTTGCATCAACTGCATCGTTTGTAAACACACTAACTCAAAATGTAACGGTATCGGGTAGTATATTTCTTTCTGGTTCATTAAACACTCCGGTATTCATTGATTATGAAGAACGTTTTTCTACACCTGGAATTTCAATTGCACCATCACCTGGTGAATTAATTTTGAATTTAGCAAATGGTAATGTATTTAATGTTGCCCTTAACGCTAATATAACAACATTAACTATTTCAAATCCACCTGCTTCAAATAATGCTGGTTCATTTGTGTTGATATTTACCGCAGATGGAATAGCGAGAGTGGTTTCATGGGGTGCATCGATATTGTGGCCAGGTGGAATTGCACCAACACTTACAAGTACAAACGGTAAAAAAGATGTTTTTGGTTTTATTTCATTGAATACTGGATCTAATTGGTATGGTTTTATTGGTGGACAAAATATATAAGGTTATACTATGATTAAAAATATAATGATAAATGCTTCAAAAGTTCCAGCTGTTGCAACTATCTTACGAGAATTATGGACTTGGGGTACTAATTCAGGTCAACTTGGATTAAACGATACAACTGCGAGGTCATCTCCAGTACAGGTTGGTGCTTTAACAACTTGGTCCAAAATAGATTTTGGGTATAAATATTCATTAGCTATTAAAACAGACGGTACGTTGTGGGTATGGGGTGCTAATACCGTTGGACAACTCGGTGACGGTACACTCACAACTAGATCTTCACCTGTTCAAATTGGAACATTAACTAATTGGAAAGAAATATCAGCCGGTTGGAATCTCTCGCCAACTTCATTAGCTATTAAAACAGACGGTACGTTGTGGGCATGGGGGAGTGGTGCTAGTGGTGCTTTGGGCGATGGGACTAATACTACTAAATCTTCTCCTGTACAAATTGGTACAAGAACGGATTGGACATTTGTTAATTCTGGTGGTGGATGGGGACACGCGATAACTTCTAATGGTAATTTATGGGGTTGGGGGGCTGGTGCTAGTGGTAACATTGGTGATGCTAATCTACTTTCTAGATCTTCACCTGTTCAAATTGGTTCACTAACCGATTGGTTAAAAATAAATTCTAGTGATAGTCATACTATGGCTATTAAAACCGATGGAACTATGTGGGGTTGGGGATTAAACACAACTGGACAACTCGGTGATTTAACAGCCACAAGTAGGTCTTCACCAGTTCAAATAACAACTCTTTCCGATTGGACTCACGTTACATGCGGTAGTCAATTTAGTGTAGGAGTAAAAACAGATGGTTCTATGTGGGCTTGGGGTCAAGGTAGTGATGGTCGATTAGGTTTATCATTACCAGCTAACAGACCCGCTAGAGTAATGCCGTATGAATATAAATGGAGAGCATTCTTTATGGGTGGTTCTCATACCATGGCTATTAGAACAGACGGTACGTTGTGGGCATGGGGACAAAACGCTAGTGGACAATTAGGAAGGGGCAATGCTTCATCTACACAATCACCAGTACAGATAGGCACATTACAAACTTGGAAAACTGTTGCGTGTGGTCATAATCATTCACTAATGATTCAAAATGATGGCTCGTTATGGTCAACTGGAGTAAATACGTATGGTCAATTAGGTGATTTAACTACTACTATTAGATCTTCACCTGTTCAAGTTTTACCAACTACAAAAACAAATTGGGTGGCTGTTGATGGTGGATTGAATTTTTCAATAGGATTAGATTCTAGCGGAAGTATATGGACTTGGGGATTTGCAGGCAATGGCGAATTGGGTGATGGTACAATCGGTAATAAATCTTCTCCTGTACAAGTTGGTACATTAACCAATTGGTCTAAAATATCTGCTGGAAATGGTGGTTGGCACGCTATAAAAACAAATGGCACATTATGGTCATGTGGGTTTGGTGCCTTTGGTACTTTGGGTGATGGTACAACTACTGCTAAATCTTCTCCTGTTCAAATCGGAGCAGCTACCAATTGGCAGAACGTAGCTGGTGGTGGATATTATGGATTAGCAATTAGAGGAACGGCTGGTACTGGTTCTTTATGGGCATGGGGATATAATGCAGAAGGACAACTCGGTGACGGTACACTCACAACTAGATCTTCACCTGTTCAAATTGGAACATTAACTAATTGGAAAGAAATATCAGCGGGTCATGATTCAGGCGCAGGTTCAACTGCAACTTCAATGGCTACTAAAGCAGACGGTACGTTGTGGGCATGGGGACGCAATAATGATGGATTGCTTGGCGATGAGACTGTAATTTCTAAATCATCACCGGTACAAGTTGGTACATTAACAACATGGGTTTCCGCATCAGTCGGTATGCGAGTAGTTACTGCTATGGAAACAACAAGTTCACTAACTGGTTCACTTTATACATGGGGAGCAACTCTACCGGCCTTGGGTAGGTTAGGACCAGCCGGTACAAGTGTAAGGTCTCCAATACAACTTGGAACATTTTCTAGTAGTGATTATCAATGGAGTAAAACAGCAGTTGCTAGTGGTTTCGACTTTACTATTGCTCTAAAAACATCTGACTCGAATACTGGTTCTTTGTTTGCATGGGGACAAAACGCTAGTGGACAATTGGGCGATGGTACTGTAGTTGCTAAATCATCACCGATACAAGTTGGAGCGTTAACAACATGGGTTTCCGCATCAGCCGGATCTGATCATGCCGGTGCAATTAGACAATACTGATATTATATTAAATTTGGTTTTTTCGTAAAAAATAGTTATATTTGTAACTATTACATAAAAATATAAAAGGTTTTCTATGGATAAAACAACTATTCATCCACTAGATATGTCTGTTACTGCTTCTGTAAACGGTAATCCAGATTTAGGTGAAGAAATATTGCGAAATCAACCACAAGACGATATGCGAGTTATGTTTAACTTAGGTTGGCATGAAATGCGTCATGGAAATATGATGAAAGCGTTTGAGCATTTTAATTACGGTAGATATATTAATGTATTTGGTTTACCACCATTATCAGGAAAAATATGGAAGGATGAACCACTTGTGGGCAAAACACTTCTTTTTAGATGTGAAGGTGGGTACGGAGACCAGATTCTTAATTTCCGCTTTGCTAAAAAATTTGAAGAAATGGGTGCTAGAGTTTTAGTATCATGTGCTCCAGAATTAAAAGAATTGTTTTCAAGGCATGGATTTATATGCATTGATAATGAAGTTGTAATGAGTTGCCATTATGATTATTGGATTCCTGCCATGTCTGCATCTTATATTTTAGGAATGGAATATTACGATTTAGATGGAAAACAATTTTTATTTCCAAAAGAAAAAAGAAATTTATTTTCTAAGAAAGGCAATTTGAAAGTTGGTATTCGTTGGAGTGGTTCACCTGACTTTGAAGATGAACAACACAGACGTTTTGATCCAGAACTAATGATAAACCTACATGATGTTCCAAATACAACATTTTATTCTTTACAAAGAGATGAAAATTTTATAGATGGACTTCCATTCGCTGATATGCGAGAACAAATGAAGACTTGGGATGATACTGCTTCTATTATTGCGGATTGTGATGTTATAATTACTTCATGTACTTCAATTGCACACCTTTCCGCTGCTATGGGAGTTCCAACATGGATAGTTACACCTATTCTACCTTACTATACGTGGGCAGTACCAGGTGATACTTCACGGTGGTATGAATCGGTAAGATTATTCAGACAAGAAAAGTATGGGGAATGGGAAATAACTTTCTCTAAAATTAGAGAAGAACTTATAGATTTAGCTAAAAATCATAAGGTTTAATATTATGAATTATCTTAAAGATGCGTTTTATCCAAGAGACATTGGCCATGCAAAAGAAATATGTCTTTCACCTGATTCACGCATTCCTAATAAATTTGAAAAAGAAACAGAATTGACGATTGAAACACTTGTTTCTAATTTATACGCACACAATAATTCGGTTGTATTGGATTTTGGATGTGGCGTTGGTAGATTATCTAAGGGTTTGATACAAAGACTTGGATGTGATGTAGTTGGTGTAGATTTTTCAGAACCAATGTTACATACAGCGTCGGAATATGTTATGAGCAGAAAATTTATGCCATTGTTATCGCCAATTTCTGATACAATTAAATTAGATTTAAAAAATAAATTTGATTTGGCTTTAGCCGTTTATGTTTTACAGCATAGTCCAACCCCAAATGAAGATATTCAGTTTATATATGACTCATTAACAAATGACGGTAAGTTTATTTTTATAAATGAAAATATACGATTTATACCAGTTGGAGTGGATAATGTAAATAGTGGATTAATTTATTGGGATGACGATGGAGTTGATGTTACTAAAATTATTTTAGATAAATTTAATTTAGTAGAGAAACACCCATATCCGAAAAGATTTGATATTGAAATAATGGTATTTGAAAAAAAAATCTAATATAAAAGTATTATATATATTTATAAATGAATTGGTATTTTTAACAAATTGGACTTTATAATGCGATATGTGTATGTGGAAAACGGACAAATTGCAAGTGAACATCGTATTTTACCTATGAATTGGAATAATATATCTAATTTTAATTCATTGGATGCCGATTCATTGAAGCAATTTGGGTGGTATCCATACCGATTTGTTGGAGCAACAATACCAAGTGGTTATGTAATAGACGGTTCTTATTATGAAATTACTGATGATGAAGTACTTGAAATTCAAACTGCAAGACCTTTAACAGATGAGGAAAATCAAACTATAATTGAGTCACAATGGACTAATATAAGATCAAGACGAAATATTGAATTAAATGAAAGTGATTGGACACAACTTTCAGATTCACCGTTAACCACAGAAAAAAAAGAAGAGTTCAGAGTATATCGTCAGGCATTGAGAGATATAACTGAATATGCTAGTCCGTACGATGTTGTGTGGCCGGAAAAACCACAAACAGTTGAACTTGCACCAGAACCGGAATCTCCACCACTTGGTCCTTCGGTAGACGGGAGTAATGGATGAAAAATAAAGTATTACAACTAATAAAAGAAATGAATCTTGCTATCTTCAATGAAAATGATTTGGTAGATAAGCAGATTATTGTTTTATATCCAGGTACTTTTAATCCGATGGCTTTGCACCATAAAGAAGAATATGATAGATTGTGCCGTAGATTTGGTTCAGAAAATGTGTATATTGTTACCGATGATATGCAAGACGCTATTAGAAAACCACTTACGTTTGCAGAAAAAAACGCTATAATGAAACGTCATAATGTAAAGAATGTTATTAAAACAACAAATCCTTACAACCCACTTGAATTATTAGAAGACTTCGATCCAACACATACGGTGGTTATATACGCAGTTGGAAAAGATAATATCGGTAAATTAAATGAATTCAAGCGGTTAACTAAGTATAATAAGGCTTCTAATTTACCTTATAAAGATATTCAAAATCCTTATTTATATTATGTAATTACAAATCATGTTGTTTACAATATACCCAGTTTTGGACAAATGAATCAAGAAAATATTCAAAAAGCGTTGGGTGATAAAACTGCTAAACTAACAGAATTAAAATCTCGTTTTATTTCTATTTTTGGTTGGTTTGATGCTCAGATTTTTAATACAGTTGTTGCAAGAATGAATGTAAAACGTGGTGAAATGATAGAAGTAAAAAAGAAAAATAAAGGCGAGTTAAGACCACTTCACATGATAACAAGAAAGTTTTGGGATAAAGTATTTGAATCTGTTATAACAGAAGAAATAATAGCTTATCATAGAAGTCCAAAACAATTTTACAAGTTTAATATGTCAAATATTAGCACAAGTGGGATTAGACAACATTATGGATATGGTCTTTACTTTTCCAGTATAATACCAACTGAAGAGTATGGTGATTACTTATATACAGTAAAACTTTCTAAAATATTTTTACTAGATGGTAATAAACCAGTTGAAGAAAAAATAGTTAATAAAATTGTAGAAGCACTTAAAGAATATGATAAAAAATATGATGAAGTTATTAAGTTTGCTTATAGTGGTTTCTTATTCTATAAAACTTTATCAAGAATTTTAGGCGGTGATAAAAACGCATCTTCATTTTTATCTAATAATGGTATAGATGGATTAAAACGAGATAATGGTGGTATTAGTAAAAATTGGTATGATTACATATTATTTAATGATGATTCTATAACTATTGAAGATATTAAATATGATAAAGTATATGAATCTGTTATAACAGAAGAAGTAGAACAAATAAATGAAGTAGCAACATTACCGACTGGTTTATTGAAAGAAATAGAACCAGTTGCCATAGAACTTTTTAAGGAAATTGCTGATTTAATACGATTAGATTCAAGTTTTCTTGGATTTAAGCGTATTTTGCTTCCTAGAGTAAAATCTGGACTTGAAAATGAACAATATATTACATCAATTGTAAACCGTTGGATTAAAAACGAAGACTATGTTAAAAAATATGGTGATAAATTTTTTAATGGCATTAAGTTACGATCTGTTAATCTTGAAGTTGCAGGGGGATTTGATAACAAATTTTCTGAAATAACAAAAGTTTTACAGTATTGTTTTAAAAATAATAAAGATGAAGAAAATGCAGGAATCGCTTTGGAAATAGAACATTTACTTGATACCGATTTTGATTCAGAATATGAATTAAACAATAAAATAAATTATACAAAATTTAATTCTGAGTTCAAACAATTTTCTACCAATAGTGATGAGTTTTCTGGCGGTGCTGCATTAGGTTCTTCTACTAACTTTTTAGATAAAGCAACATTTATAATATATTTCACATTTGAATTTGTTCCATTCTTTGTAAAGATACAACTTGCAAAGCGTGGTACACTAGAAACTTCAGTTGATACTATAATACAAGAATTTGTTAAAAAAGTATTTTTACCTACTATTGCACATGAGTTGATACATTATGTACAAAGAGTAAAAGAATTTTCTAATTCTCAAACAATTCATCCGGCATCATATAATCGTTTACCGCAAAATGATCCAAATTTTTGGAAAACATATTTGTCTGATACTATGGAAATTGGTGCTCATGCAGAAGAATTTGTAGAACAAATGAGATCGAATTTTCCAATGGAAACTGATAAATCAATATTGAAAATGTTACAATACAATGAAATACCACTTGATGCATCAGACGCACTAAAAAAATATTACCAGGGGTTTTTCAAGGAAATGGGTAATAGTCCAAATGATCCAGTTAAAAAAAGATTTATAAAAACAGTTTATCAAATCATAGATAAAAGTTAATAAAGTAATAAAAGGTTATGTAATGGAAATAAAAATTGAGAATGTACAAGATGTTAAAAAACTTCTTGCAGGTGAACACGATAGTCAGAATAAAGTTCAAGTTGGCTATGCTGGTGAAAAATTAGAAGATACAGAAACAAGAAAAGTTGGTGATAAATGGTTTGATTCTGATGGAAATGAATGGGAACAAAAGACTGGATATAAAGTAAAACTTGGAAAACAATGGCAACAAGAATTACATCAGTATTTAACTACATTCAAAAATTGTCCAAAAGAAACTTGTACTTGTTCAATGCCAAAGCGATTAGATGAAAAGATGAGA